ACAGCAAGTCTAGTATCTCTGTCATCCGTTTATTACGCATTTGCTGTAAGAAAATGAGCATTTGCACTTCAGACTGACCCCAGAAGTAATCGTACTGGGGGTTTGGAGCTATCTGGATAAAGGGTAACTCGCCTTTTAGGAACAAAGATTCGCCCGGACGGTCATAAATTACTACGTCTGGGTCAGCAATCGTGACGCACTGGTAGTCTTCGGTATCGTCATTCCATACCCAAAGCTCCCGCATCTCAACAGTATCCTCGGCTACAGTAGGCTTGTACTTATTCATACCGCCTAAATCCATATTAACGTTACCGTAAATGGTTGGCGTGACTGAACTTGTAATGATTCGGTCCATGGCTTCAGGAATTTCGGTACGCTCATGCTGTACGGCATTGACCCGAGCCACAATTTCTTCCCGCTTGGGGTGGCTATAGAGGCGGTTATAGAGTTCTGACTTGGTGATGTAGTAGGTTTGTACTATAGCTTCTTGACGGTCTAAGCCAGTAACGTCCTCACGCAGTACGCCCATCGCACCCGGCTCTACCATGTAGGGCTGAATACCGTTGCGGTACACGAGCTTAATAAAGGTCGAGTTGTAGCAAAGAGCCCAGTTCAATGCCATGGAGAAAACGGCATCGGCGTTAGAGTTCATCCACTCGTTGTTTAGCGCCTTGGTCAGTACGGGTATCTTGTGATGCTCTGCTGGCGGGACTGCAGCACCTAAGTTAATCGAAAAACGGGTGGTTTCTGCTGAGTAAATAAAGCTAGAGAGCTGGTCAATGTGCGGATAAATCTTGTTAAATAACGCTGGTGGCTCCTCGGGTTCGCTACCAAAAAGGTAAAACGAGCGCTGCACCATGTAGTCCGAGCGACGTGTTTCACGTGTAACATTGCATTTAAAGGCTAGGTTAATGTAGAACAGTTCACGTTCAACGTCATTACTTGGGATTTTCACGAGGCATCCTTTATGCTTAGATTCTGATGGTCAGCAATATACGAGGCAGTTTTAGGACCTTTCAAGGTCGTAGAAGACTTGACAGCCTGTAAGCCATTGACCATTTCGCCATTAATTGACTGAGTATTGAACTGGCTAATTTGGTTAGGAGCGCCCCAACGAACAGCAAATGGATTGTCGGGTTGCTTCGGTGCAAACCGTGGTGGCTGGGCTTCACCTTCTCTTACGGATTTAATGTCGCTCATATTAAAGTCCATTGCTAGTTGCTGTACAGTGCGGTCATTGTTTTTGGTCCTATCCGATTTTAGACCGACTGGCTGCAAAAATACTACTTGTACTGTATCGCAACCATGTGGACAAATCGGTTTCGTGGACTCAAAAAATCCATGAACATCGCATTTGTAATCATTCTTTACCGCCATATTATTCCCCTTTCATCATTTGAGCAATTCATCTAGGTTTGGGTCGGAGTAGTCGCCACGGGCTTTTAATCCAACCTTTAACTTAATCTCTTTACCATCTACAGTTAACTGGAAACTGCGTCTTGCCTTGGGCTCGGGCTTTTCCCGATAGGTCACTCGCTTCTTACCGTTGTACCGATTACGCATAATGGCGACTTCGCCGTTCATGTAGTGCGTCAGCGCCTTATCTACACGGATTTGTAGGCGCTCAGAAAACGGTTCAGTTTCATAAATAAAGACTTTTTTAAGTGAGCTATCGCTAACCCCACAAAGGTCTGCAAATAAGGCGATGCTAATACCACGGTCATGGTCTGCAAAAAAGCGCTTCATCTGGCGCATCAGCTCGGCTTTCGTTCTTACTTTTTGCATTTACGCCCCCAAAAGTACAAATCGTAACTTGTTTGGTTTGTAGAAAAAGCATGACTTTCAAACATTTTGGCAAAGTCAAAACAAGCCGTAAAGTCAGCATCGGTCAGGTTTTGGTAGTAATCGTTAGTGAATGGAGCATCTTTAGGATTTGTCCTAGTCGTGCCATGCTCCGCCCTTCCTGTAGTAGCGCAAGTGAACACTAACAATCCGCCGGGTTTGAGCAAGTCGTACATTTTTTGAAAAGTACGTTGCCAATGTTTATCGTGTTCAAAGCACTCGCACGAGATGGTTACATCAAAAACTTCGTCCTTATACGGTAATTGGTGTCCATAGCAGACAATATCAACCCCCGGACCAATACCTAAATCGCATCCAACGTAAAGACTGGGGTTTGTAAAGAACTCTCGGACTGTGCCGTTAATGTTGAGCGAACCAATCTCAGCGACTCTTGTATTGATAAAGTCTTCTGGATACAGCTCCAAAACAGACTTTACAAAGTTTTGTTGGGCTGCGTGTGACATATTGTGTATCCAAGGGTATTAAATAATTCGTACACCCGTTCTTCGTTTTTAATTGCTTTCATCTCATCACTACTTAATAACCAATTAATAGTATTATCATCTATAAGTCGTCTAAAGCGACTGTGATGACCAAATACGCAAGAAAGGTCAACGTCCTTATGCAAGGTATCGTCTAGGTGCTCAAACGAAAAGTAAATTGCTTCGGAATCTGGGGCAAACTTTAAGCCAACCGATTCTAGTGACGGACGCATAAAGCAACAAAGTTGCACATCTTCGTTTTGGAAAATGTCTTGTTGCTTAACGTGCATCGTAATACCGTATTTAGAAGGAGCTTCTAAAAAGCGCTTGGAGCGTAAGCTAAAGCCACCGTTTTGGACAATCTGTTGAACGTCATCTCGCCCAACCCATTGAAATCCAGTAACGTAAAAGTTATCGCCACATTTAGCTGCGTGGGTTAGTCCACCAACATAGTCGTACTCTAGCCATTTATCCCGCCACGCAGATGGATTTAGCGCCCACCCATCGTCTTGCACAATTAAGGCAAACTCAGTATCAATGAAGCTGTGCAAGCAGTAGATGACAAAGTGGCTATAACCAGAATAATCTAATCCTTGATGTAACACCTTCTGCTCAATGTTAGTATCTACTAACTTATCAGTTATTAATAACTTCTTTGCACCGGGTAGCGCTCTAGCGGTACGCTCAATCGACGGAATCATGCTTTTCGCTCCGCCGTTACCGTGTATGGCAACAATCGTAATGTTGCTGTAATCACGCATTGCCGTACATCCCAATGCGTTTTAAGTAGTTAGCCACATTCTTACCGACGGCAATCTGGTCAGGCTCAAGGTTATCGAGTGGCTTATTAGTCATCCGAGTGACCCGTTGGTTAATCAGTCTTGGTTGCACTTGCTCTGCAAAGGCAGCGGTAGCCAAGGCACTTGCAATCACACGGTCATCTTTGTTTCTGCCCATCGCAGCAATAACGCCACCCTCACGAACCACGGACTTCATTTCTTCTAAGCAATCCATGGAAAACACATTCATCATGCCACGCTCGAAAAAGTCTTTCATGTAAGAGAGCATCCTCTCTTTTGAGGCGGAGGTCGTAACCCAGCCAAGGGAGTTTGACCAGCCACCAAAAGAATCGTTGCGTCGCCAGATGTAATTTTGCATATGGGCTAAAACAGCGTAGAGGTCTCGCCCCTTTTGGTCTCCCAAGGAGGTAGCGTAACGCTTGAGGTTACGTATCTCGTTAATGACGGCTTGACCCGGACCATTGACTTCCAAGTTAAGGGTTGAGTTCTTGTACGCCCCAGCTAGGTAGCAGATGACCCACGCAAACTGGTAGGTGTTTAGTTCAGACGTAGCAAACTCCGCAACTTGGTCCAAACCGTCAGCATAGCAACGGTACACTTGTATGCAATGGCGGTCAGCCCAATCACTAGAGCCATAAGCGGGGTCAGCACCAATAACGTAATAAGCAGTGTCCACCGGCTCCTCCCAAATGGACAGCGTAGCCATACGTTCCGTGCTTTTAAGCAATACCGTGTCTTCAAAGTTTGCTCCCATGGAAAAACGATAAAAGTCTGGCTGCATTTTCTTGGCTTCTTTAGCAGCTTCCGTACAACGGTTGGTTGAGAAGAAGCTCGTGCCTGTCATCACAAAGGCGTAATCTTCGGTCGGCGGAAACTCTTGGTACATGAGCCCATCGTCCTTAATGCCTTCGTGTAGCTTCCAACGCCACCACGCCATTTGGCGGGAATTAATCTCAAAGTTGTAGAGCTTCTTAATCTCTTTCGTCCATTCTTTTTCTTCAGGACTTAGCTTTCCATCCCAATAGACTTTGTAGATGTCGGAGTCTGGGTCTGCTTGGTAAAACTGGTTACGCCACCAGCCACAAAAGATAGCCCGTTGAGTCTTCGCCCGTTTGGCAGTGGTGTACATATCGTGGAACATATTGAAACCACGAGCCGTACTCTCAAAGAGGTACAAACGGTTTGGGTTATTTTCCGCTAATGAAGCTAGCAAGGAGGCTAATCCTTCTTCATCTCCCCAAGAACTGGTTTCAGTTCCGTGCAGATAGGTGATAGCTTTACCTCTACCGAGTGAGCCTTTTGCTCGGAGTCCAGCCACTTGATAAAAGAGTCGGCTTCGGTTTTTGAGAGAAAGCTGATTTCGGTTGTGAGCGAGAAGTGGGATTCTAAATTCTTTTGGTAAGCC